CGCGCCGCTATCAAGGCATGGAATAACCGGAAAGAGGCGCCGAAATGACCTTAGTTGACTAGGCAGAGCTTGGCAGAGCCAGATCTCTTGTAATCTGCCAGACTAAAACATGGCTAACGCCATACATCTTTGCCGTTTTTCTTAAGGAGAGCCCGCTCTCTACGGCCTTCCGAATAGCTAAGTTGCGACCTTGTCGCCGCTCGTGACCTAAGAGCCGAATGCGATTTTCCGCGCGAAAGTCTTCGGCTGTATATGCTCCGGCTCGATGGGCATGGACTAAGGCGTGGCAATTTAAGCAAAGGGTATCGAATGCATCAATTGACCGCCCTCCGACGTGGTGAATGGTCAGGCAAACAATGCGCACCTCGCCACATTGCTTGCATTGCGGGAACTGAGAAAAATGATCTGCCGCATTGCTCCCGTAGAGGTGCCGAATGTCTTTTATTTTTCTCCGCATCGGATTTTGTATCATGCGGTAAGGTTAACATGCGGGCGCTATCTAGCCTATAGCTTAACAGTCGGTTGATCTACCAACTGAACTATCGGCCAATGTTGGCAGGGTAGCACAAGCACCCTGCCCTCCCCGCAATATTTGCATACCCCGTCCAAAACTGTACAAAACAACGACAGTTCCCCCGCCCGTCTGTATACTACTTGCACACCTGCCCATAATTGCTACACTGCCTGTATAAACTTCATACAGGTGCGCTCTTGGGCAAACCCCCGTCAAAGAAGACAGCCGACAATCTCACCGAGATATTCACTCGCCTTTCCGTTGGCGAATCGCTGCGTTCTATCTGTAAATCCGAGCACTTGCCGTCGATTGTTGTGTTTTACGAGTGGTTGGCGGCTGACGACGAGCTTGCTAAGCAATACGCGCGCGCGAGAGAACGCCAGGCCGACTACCTAGCCGAAGAGATTATCGAAATAGCCGACGACGGCACAAACGACCGCACAACCCTCACGAACGAAGATGGTGAAGAATACGAGCGAATCGACCATGAGCACATACAGCGCTCTAAGCTCCGCGTAGACGCCCGCAAATGGTACGCCTCAAAACTCGCTCCGAAACGCTACGGCGATAAAATCCAGAATGAAATATCAGGAACCGATGGCGGCCCTGCAATCCTTCAAATCGTCACGAAGGATCCCAAGGCTTGAGCGCTATACAGCAGATACCGGACTTCCATCCGGCTCAGCGCAGATTCTATGAGTCGCAGGCGACAGAGATCCTTTGGGGAGGCGACACCCGCGCGGGTAAGACTGCGGGCGTAAAGCTCTCTTTAATCCGTTGGTGCTCCCTTATTCCCGGCCTTCAGTGCGACATATTCCGCCTCCGCGAAGCCGACGTGATAGCCGGATACATGGAGGGCGATTTCGGATTCCCTGCCCTGCTAGCCAATTGGGTAAAAGCCGGAAAGGTTGTTTGCAATACTACCGAGGTCAAATTCCTTTTCAACGGCTCACACATAAAGCTCGGTCATTGTTGGACAGACGCAGCGCTAACGAGTCACCAGGGCGTGCCCAAGCACGTTAGAATTATCGATGAAGCCGGTCAGGTCCGCGAACGCCATCTGAAATGGCTAAAACTCTGGATGACCATGTCCACCGACATGAAGGAGAGGATCCCTGTCGAGTGGCGCCACCTATTCCCCAAAATCATCTACCTGATGAACCGAATGGGTAGCTCTAAGGGGTATTTCCGTAACCGATTCGTGCGGGCTCGCCCGAAATTCCAGATCGAGAAGGTAGGCGCATTCACGCAGCAATACTTACCGGCAACGGTTACCGACAACCCAAGCGAGGATATCGAGGCGACCATCGCCCGAGTACAGGAAGGCGCAGACGCCTCTATAGCAAAGGCGCTGCTATCAGAAGACGGGTGGGATGCGCAGACGGGTAATTTCTTTGAGAATTGGGACAGCGAGCGCCACGTAATCAAGGATTTCATAATTCCCGATCATTGGCTGCGGTTCCGCACTTTCGACTACGGCAGCTATGAACCGTGGGCGTGCATGTGGTGGGCAATCTCTCCAGGTACGACAATACACAAGGGCACGCCTCAAGAGCGCTACCTACCCCGCTATTGTCTCGTCGCGTATCGAGAATGGTACGGATGCAAGGCCGAGCACTCCGCGACAGAGAAGGACAAGAGCATTACCAACCTTGCACCTCCCGGCTGGTCGAACGCCGATATCGCCAACGGAATAATCGACAGAACGGAAGAGCGCTTCGACAGCCAACCAACGTTCACTGACGGATTCCCATTCAACAAGCTAGGCAACCGCACGATCGCCAAAGAGTTCGAAGAGGTTGGTCTAAAGCTCACGAAAGGCGATTTAGGCCGCGAAAACCGCGCATCGATGACCCTATCTAAGCTAGCAGGCGAGAAGCTCATAGCAGGTAGCGATGAGAAATGGCCAATGCTCGTGTTCTTTGAATCGTGCCGCTACTGTCAGGACTACATGCCAATGGTCGAACGCCACCCCAATGAGGGCCGCCCATGGGACTACGCAGAGCATGGAGAGCCTACGCATATCGTCGATTGCGTAACCCTCGCAGCCGTCATGAATAAAGCCGTTCACGACGCACCAACCGACATTCACGCGGAAGTACAACGGGCAATGACTGACAAACGAACGCTGCGACCATCAATCAGCGATATGATACCAGGGCTTGAAATTGGCTAAAAAACGCACTCCGATAGATGAATCTGAGGGCGTTATGCTCTCCGACAATTCAGCCCTAATCCGTCAGGTGCAAGAGGGCGACAGCATCACGATCGCCGATGCGCGTCAGTTCATTGTAGACGCGAAGAAGAAGCAAGAAGACTGGCGCACTATCGCCGATCGCTCGTGGAATGAGATTGAGAAGCGCAACAAATTGGGCAAGCTCTACGGCGGCGGCGAATTGGACCGTGCCAAGCGCTTTACCAAGTTCCCCTTGTGGTGGTCATGTTGGAAGATTCGGCAGCCCATCACACTAGCTAGGCTAGCTATCCCGGTACTCAAAGACACTCAAGGCGACGACCCTCTAGGCCGTACCGCTTGCGTTATCGGTGAGCGTTTCTCCCGCGCAATACTCAAAACCTTCGACGCATTCCCAGAGTTTTCAGCCGGGAACGATGATTTCCTCGTTACTGATTTCGGTTGGGGCCGCTGGTGTTACCGGCTCAGCGAGATGATCGAAGAAGAGAAAATCCGGCTGCAGATACAAGAGCAGCAACCCCTGCCCCCTGGGGTTGGACCCGATGGGCAGCCGCTACCCGACCAAGCGCCACCGCAGCAGCTCCCGCCGCTGTTCTTCGATCCCATGGGCAATGAGGTGCCGTCAGAGCAGGTACAAGAGGACGACTTAGGGCCATATATCAAAAGCGGCGAGATGGTCAGCGTCGACAATGAGGAGGTTTACTTTGAGGCCGGTATTTACTCCGGCCTACTCGTAGACCCAGACGCTACACGATGGAACAAGGTGACCCGCATCGCATTTGAGCAGCCTTACAGCTTCCGAGAGTTCAAATCGAAGTTCGGACAATCGGCGCTAGATAAGCTTTCCCAAGATGACATGGGCGACTATCGCAGCGGCAAGAAGCCAATCGTGGTGTATGAGTACCACGATTCAGTGCTGAAAGAAGTGCGATGGTTCTCCGATAACTCGGACGATTTCTTCCAGCCTGTTTCCATGGAAACCGAGGAAGCGCCAGACTATTCCGATATCTACGGGCTCTCCCGGTATTTCCCATGCACCGAGCCCCTAGTAATCAATCAATCAACGCGCTCGTTTTGGCCGACGCCAGAGTTTTTCCAGGTCCAAGATATCCTCGACGATATCAATTCTATCGTTACTCGAATGCTGCAGCTCACCAGGGCAATCCGCGTTCGCTTCCTCTTCGATAGCTCGGTGAAGGAGCTCAAGACGCTAATCGGCGAAAATTGGGCAGCCGGTGAAGGCGGCGGTATCGGTATCCCGAATCTCGAACAGTCGCTTATGAACAACCGCGGCTCACTAGCGGCGCTTGTGGCCTACTTCCCT